TCGTTACGACCAAATGATACCAAGATCTCGTTCTTAATAATATCACCTAATCCATTGTCACGAAGCCAGTTAAACGCCGTCTCTTTATTTGCTTCTGTAATAGTAGCACGATACGTCGTTGAAACTTTAAGATGTGATCCATCTTGAAGTTTTAATTCTGCTAAACCCATCTCGGACATCATAGTTGGTATAACCTCACCTGAGATCGGAAGAGCGTCGTGTAGGGAAAGAGTGGAGATCTCGGTGGTCGCCGTATCATTAAAAAAAAACACACAGGACCTGATGTGAGCAATCACATAGCAATGAGACAAGCAGTCACAATCTTAGACGTAAACCTATACATGTGTGAATACACAA